AATCCTAAATTGCGTAATGTAGCACAATTAGTAGCATCAGGAATAGCACTTGCATCATTAACAAGGAGTAGATAATATGGGAACTGTAACATTAACATTAGACGAATACGAAGCATTACGATCACTAATTGGTAGTGAAAGAGAATCAGAAGGTGCTAGCCTTGCTGATCGTAAAGAATCTCCCGCTCCTAAAAAGAAATCAACACGATCCAAATATAATCGAGAATTAAGTAGACAGTTGAAGATGCTAAAGAAAAAACACCCTCGTACAGCAATGCCGAGTCTAATGAAGCGCGCTCACAGAGCAACTAGAAAGGTTCTGAAGAGATAATTCCACAATTCGGGGTTCAAAAGCTCAAAATTCAATATTCAGTGCAGCGTTTTTGAAGACGTCTTCGACCTGGTCGGAGAAAAAAACGCCTGATTCCGGTAACAAAATTACCAGGTACTTTACCGGATTCCGGCATTAGACACTAAACTCTATCATTTCTATCTTACAAAGTACGGTAGTAATGCAACATTTTGATTCTAATACTACATTAGTATCATTTATTTTGGCTACATAGTAACCATTTGTTTTGCCACAAGCACAATTCATAGATATGCCTCCACATCAATGCCTAATTCTTGTGCAACTACTCTTTTTACAAACTCAGATACATCTCTTGATAGTAAAATATTCATTAATCGATTAGTAGAAAGGAGGGAAACATCAATTTCTTCAGGTTTTAATCTGTTCCGAATAGCACGATCTACAAACTTGGATCGCAATTTAGGTCTAACTTCTTCATTTAGATGTTCAACTGTAGTTAATTTCAGTGAGAATGTTCTGTTAATGTGCATTATTCTTCCTCTCCGTAGTGTTTTCTATTATTGGGACAAGGTAAACCAGCCATTGGTCCTGCTTGAATATAGCCAGTCATTCTACAAATGAAGCAAATACGCTCGGTTTTGTGGATTTTTTTCTCCATATTTAGCCCTAAACGGCTTTTACTTATGTAAGTAACCCCAAAGAAGAGGCAGGGAGGGCTAGATTCAGGGGACTACGCCCCAAATCCACGCCAAGACGGCCCAGATGTTCAAGACAAGGTTACTAAGAAATATAATAAGTCTCTTCCATTCATGATAGGTTATGGCAGTCAAAGGACTCAAACAGACATCAGGACTAATCACAGTTAGTTTCTCAGTAAGCGAAGATCTACCGAACACATTCAAAGAAGCAATTGTTGACATGCAACTAAATCCTCTGGACAATGAAGTATTTGTCGTACAGGCAATTGACATGGATCCAAGTCCACCTGACAACTTGATAGGACTAAACACAGCATGTGACTCTTCTCTATCAACTGTATCTCGTGCAACCGTTGGCGGTCTTGGTGACACAAATGTCTTGGCTGTTGGAGAACGCCAGATTAGATCAGCCGGTGCTGCGCAAAATGGTGTAGGCTTTGAGACAGTAAGTTCTTCATCACCGTCTTCTTTGTTAGATTACATGGGAATTATTGCGACCAACGATTTCGCAATCCAAGTAGAAGGCCGAAACAATGCTAACACTATGGGTGTTCAAGGTAAATTATACGGATACCGTGCAAGAGCGGATGCGGCGATCTACGCAGCACTTGTTCAATCTGAAGTTCTATCTTCGTGAGGTGCTTAGATTTGGTGGCTATTCATGGCCGCTGGTGTGGACCTAATTGGACAGATGGAAGAAATATCAGCGCAAGAGACTACAAACTCCAAGGCGGGGATTTCAAAGGTCCGTGTATTGATTCTCTTGATTGTGCTTGTCGTGAGCATGACAAGGGGTGTTCCGGTAAATCTGGATGTTCTGCAACTGCTGATCGGAAACTAGCAGCAAAAGCGCAATGGATAGCACTTACTAATCCTAAATTGCGTAATGTAGCACAATTAGTAGCATCAGGAATAGCACTTGCATCATTAACAAGGAGTAGATAATATGGGAACTGTAACATTAACATTAGACGAATACGAAGCATTACGATCACTA